GTTTCCCAGTCACGATCCTTAATCACCTTCGACGGCATCTTATAGCTAGCCTTCTTATTGCCATAACCCTCATGCATCGGCATCTAAATCACCTCCTTCATTATCATTCAATTTCGCCATTGTGATTTGCTTTTCACATTCTAAGACACCAATCATGGTGAAATAGTTCTTTACATTGTCTTCGTATTCGGTTAAAGCGCTAAAATCTTCCTGCCCGGCTTTACGATAGAGGAAATATACAACATCTAGATCTTCCTCAAGTATTGCCCGTATATCCTCCTTTGTTTGTTCCGTTACTTGCGTTAGAGGTTCTAGTTTCCGAACGTTGCTGTTGTCGACGATCTTCAAGAACTTGTTGGACATCTAGCTTTTGCGCCTCGTTTTTATACTTACCTCTTAGGTCAATCAACTTAATCTGACTTTCAAGCTCTAGTTTATCACGCTCTAACTCGTCTGTCAATTGCATTTGAGCTTGTTTTAATTCCAATTCGGCTTGTTTAATAGTCAATTCGGCCTGAGCATTTACCATTTCAGCTTCAGCTAACGGATTAACAGGCTCCTGTGGAGGTGGCCACTGATCCTCTTCATTTGGCTTATTGAAATAGCGTTCTGCGTTGCGCTTACCTAAAGCATGCGTAAGGTCCTCAAAAGCATTATACATATGTATAGGTTTCGTCAGTCCCATACCCATAGCTTGTTGCTGCATCTGCACCATTGCCATGGCATTGTTAACATCTGCTTCTTTATTGCCATTGCCGATACCGACAGTCACACTAAGATCTGATCTATCAGGCCACCTCGACGGATCAACCTGTATCCAATTATCCCGCAATTTCAATACCATAGGTTTAGTATTATGCTTCCTAAGGCAATTGCGGATTTTCCTATATAACTCCCTAACGAATGTCTCTACTATCGTCCTAGCTATCATCTCCATTTTATCTTTAGACGCATCTTGAACTTGACGGAATAATGCGCCAGAGACGTCTTTGTTTAGAGCATTAGGATCTAGTCCTTGTGCTTGGTATGAAACACCAGTACGCTTAGCTCTTTGCTCATCTACAAACTGCATAGCTTGGATAGTCGAGCCAAAGATCTGTGGAGGTACACGCTCTCTAAGCATACCCGGTTCGGCGGTACGGATGATTTTACCCGGACGGCTATTTAATAGATCTTCTACTGTCTCTGGCCCGCGCTCTGCGCCCTCTGGTAATTCCGTATCGATATTATTTGACAAATAAAGATTATCCAGCCCTTGCCGCCACAGAACGGTATTAATCCTTTGTAGATCCTGAATTCTCTCTGCTACCGAGTTACCAATAAACTTATGAGCCAAGAGAATAGCAGTCCCTGTTGCAAAGGGATTTTCATCAACAGGCTCAATCGCATAAGGCCAATAAGTAGTATCTACCTCATCACGCTTGTCGCTATCCCACTGTAGTATCTGACCTCTGGACCCGCCAATATAGATGCGATTAAGCTCGACAATCCCATCACCGTCAAGATCAATCCAAACATAACATTCATTAACAACTACCTCTTGCATACCTCTAGCGGCTTGGTTGAAATTATCGCTTTCATATTCATCTTCTTGTTCAAAACGCACAATGCGCTCATCACCCATTTCATAGTCAGATGCTTCCGTAAGTGTCTCTAGATGATCCCTATCAAAACCCATCTCGATAAGATGCGAGATGCTATATAGTTCCCTATGGCCGCACATAGGTGCATTGTCTGTATAGATAGAGTTATGCCGGGGAGTGATTAGAAAACTATCAGGCGGAATTGCATCAACCTTACATTGCTCATGTGTACCGTAGAGGCGGACTTTAATGCTATATAACGTAGTCGGTACATCAATGACGTATACCTCGCCAGTCATAGGATCTTGCTGTTGTTGCTGCTCGTTTACAATCTCTTCATCTTGACCAAGGATTTTTACCTTATCATATTTCTCCTCAAGATCCTCCAAGAGCATAACGAGTTCTTCCTGCGTGAGATTGCCATATTCCTCAACCTCTACAGTATCTTTCGTTTCCCATGAGACTTTAGCAACGCAATTCTTTTGTATCAATGCATCTAGTACTGCAGTCGTTAAAACCACAAAACCATTATTCTTATTCATCAAAACATGGGAGACGGCCTCAGTTTCTTCAGCTGCTAATTGCTCATCACCTGGACCGGATGGATCGAATTTAGCAGGATGCTCGCCAGATAGAAGAATTCTCATCATGGAGGGAACGATACTATCTACTGTATCAGCAACGTCAGTAGAGACTACTTGTGACCTATTCTTGTCTTCATCTCCATACTGTTCCCCAAGATACGCACTCATCAAATCCGCACGAGTATCAGAAATCTCATCACCAAGAAAGCCAACAGCAGTACGGATTAACTCATTAACTTGGTTTTCAACCTCTTTAACTGATAGCTTATCTCGATTATGCGGATTATTTGGCATCTACAGAAATCTCCCTAATTTTATTATCTATTTGCTCATATAAATCCTGAATGAAATCCGTTAATTCACCCGAACCATGCTCATCCACATAATTAACGAAATAATCAAAAGAACGTTTCATATAGAATAGTGCTCTAATGTCTGCCTCAATTAAAGTCTTCATCTGATAATTTCTTAGCCGGTCTGCCCCTACCTCGCTTCTTAGGCATCTTCCGTTCAAGCTCATCGATACGTTTCTGTAGTTTCTCGATCAGTTGAAAATCCGCATTGCGAAATTGACTTTCCGCTAGGAGTTTCTCTTCTAGTTTCTTGATTTGCTGTTCTAGGGACATAATGCGATCAATGTAATCATCTTCTCTTAGCTCACCAAACCTTTGACTTGCGCTAAATGTTTCCTTTAGTCTATTAATCTCATTCCACATCTTCTGGGACATTTACAATCTCTCTAAAGGGTTAATCCATATGATTATATATGATTTCTATATAAAGTCAAGCATTAGGCTATATTAGCCAGCTTTGGATATTTAATCTTCGCACTCGATCCGGCCTTATTAGGAAACTTCGTCTTAAAATCAGGATCTAATATCCTCGCCATACAGTCCATGAAATCATCATGCTCCGAGACTGGATAGCGCATTAATTCGAACTCTATTAAATATTCAATCAAATCCAAAGTAGATTTATCGTATAAAGTTTTATTAAGGCTCCTAGGTAAATAAAGCCTCTTCTCCTCGAAAATCGGCATAAGCCAATCAATGCGATCTTCTTTCTTAATCTGTCCGCCTAGTTCCTCGATCGCAAAGAAATAACTATCTCTCTCCTGGACCATCTTGATTGCTTCGATATCAGCCTGCATACCGTATTTCTCATAACCAACCCGCAGGATCTTTGACTTTCTATGCCATTTGCGATGTAAGTCCATTAATGCCTTGATACGTTCAGGCAGACTTAACCTATCCCTAATTGCATCAACAAGGAAATAATTATCCGGCTCGGCTAAGCCATGAACACACATAACAGTCCAATCCGAGCCTTTCTTTTTACTGCTTGCCGGATCTACTGTTATGTACAAATTCATACTCTTGACGGCTATATCGTCATAATACTGTATGTTTGCCCTCGAAAATCCCTTAGGACTATCCGCCCGTGGATCTAATAGCATCTGACTATAAAACGTATTGTTCATAGTCCGCTTTTTCTTCTCAATGATATCCATAGGAAGAAACACACTCTGGCCGTTTTCAATACATGGATATAGCCTAGGTATGGCCGCTTTGCGGTTTAATATCTCCTGCCACGTATCGCCGAATGCGTATCTCGTACCAATCATACGGACAACCGCAGCTTCCCCATCTCTAGTACTCTCTAGGTTAGTCGACAACTCCCATGCTTGCGTGGTCTTCTGCACCATCTCTGGATTGGTAACACTATCCTTGGTCACAACATCATCATAGACCATATGCGTAAAATGCCATCCAGTCGGCATATTATCCACCAAACCCCATCCAGATACAGTGCTTTCTTTAGGATTTGATTTACGTTTTAATGTAATACCCTTTTCAAGGCTCCACGAGGGCGCATCTCTTTTTGGATTTTCCCAAAATACCTCTGGAAATAGCCACGGCAATAGAACATTAGTCTCGCATTCTGCCTTAATCTGCTGCACAAACTGGGTAGCGGTTTTGTTATTATATGAGAAAATACCGAAGATTAATTCTGAATTAGCACATAAATCCAGTAATGTCATACCGAATGTGATGATAGTTGATTTTCTATGATCTCTAGCCCATAGGTCTAAATAACCATCAGGCTGAGACGCCACCTCAACGCATCTATCATGTAACCATGGATGATTTAAGTCACGCCGTCCACAGATACGTGATAGGAAAAAGTAAAGATCCCTATCTTTTAATATCAACTCCCTAGCTGCCAACCTTGTTTGTTCCGGCGGCATTTCAAAGATTTGATCGTATAGCTTTTCTTTTTGTTTTAATATGCTCATTAGTAAAATTTTACCTATTGAATAAAAAAGATCAAAGATAGAAGAAATGCCAACAGCAATAGTATAAAAGCTGCCGTATATTCCCCTAGCTCTGATCCATAGTAGATGGCCAAGAAAACCAATAACGTTATTACTATTCCAATCCACGTCATACTGGTAGATGTATTCCGATTATGTAGCCAAGCATGATTAATCCAAATGCCCAGATAGGGAAATTATAGAAATCCACTAGCAGTCTCACCTACCCAAGCCCAAAAGAATAAACACGCTACAATGATGCATAACCATATCCAGACATTAAAGCTCATTACCTATCACCCCATCCATAGCTTTCATGTAGATCCCTATCATGAAACGCCCTAACACCATCCGAGGGGTTAGTCCCACTGAAAAATGCAAAAGCAAACAAACCCGCGATCAATATCAATGGCCAATGTGATCCGTCATTTTTCATCTTTAAAAACCCTTATCAGTCCATAAAAAACGTACCAACAGCATAGCCAGCTATGAAGCCACAGATGGCGCATAAAATAGCTAATTCCATTAACCAATCATCCACGTGCTAACCATCACCACTACAACCACCAAAAACATCATCGCTGCGATATCATGCATAAGATCACTCACTGTAAGCTCCATACGAGGAAGGCTAGAAAGAACAAAACACACAGTATAATGGCCAAGGCATTTTCACTATTCACCTCTACTCAGCTCCATAGGAGAATAAACTTCTCATCATCGGTATACCACTCCCCTGGCGCTAGTTCAACGGTCACGACCATATTAGTCCCTCCTCCATCTGTGAAGCCAATAAGCATATTCTCATCCAACTCAGGGTGCTTAGCTACAATGTCATTGAGATCTCTCAAAGTCATTCTGCTATCTCCTAGGTGAAATGAAACACCATTCCCATTGACATCATCCATATGCCAAGGAGGAATAGTGCTATTGCTAGATAAGCCATTCTATCTATCTCCCCACTGATACTCTGGGTGCATTAGACTTCAACGCATCTATGCCGATAACCAATCCATCTCTAAGCCACCAATATAGCTCCGGAGAGTATAGCATAGCTATCATGAAAAGCAACATAAATACCCAGGGTGGGAGTTTTTTACTCATTTGTAACAGGCTCCACTAGAGGATATCGGGTCTCCAAGGAGAATATTACATATTGGATATGCTCATATGCTAGCTGTATCCGGCCTGACTTCATAGTCTTGCATACTTCCTCTAGTTCCCTAGCTAGCTGCTGCTCGCGTACTCTGGTCATTGTCGCATTGATCCTTCTTGACATGATAGGTGGGATTGGCTCCGAGACGCATCCACTGTATCCACTCAATCGCCTCAAACTTCGAATTAAACCGCCAACGAGGTTCATCATCATGGCACACTAACCACATTTGTTTATAGGTATCTACCCTATAGCCATAAGGATATTGTTTATGCTTTGGAATGTCAAGGGTTATCATGCCCGCCAAAAGGATACCTTCAATCATACCCTACGCTCACAAACAGTACCACCTGGGTAATTGCCAGTTGCATATTCTTCTTCGGACACCACACGACATTCCCACAGCTTATAACCCGGATTAAGCTGCTCATCAAAAGTCGGCATGCAATCATCTTCATAGCAGCTAGCAGTCAAGTTATCACCAGGCTCAACCATCCAAATCGAGCTATCTTCTTCAGCCTGTGCAACAGTGGTCATAGCGACTAGGGCGATTGCAGCGATCTTCAACATCTCGGTCATCCTTGTTTGTGTTTCCATGTTTGTATAATAGCACCAAGAGATTAACAAACTGTTACCTCACTTAATGTTTTTCGCCCAAGAATGCACCCGCTGATCTGGTAATCTTTTCGTAGTTGTCCAAATCGGAAAAGTACAATCAGATTGTGGAGCCTCCTCTTCTGTACGTCCCGTATATACCAACCAAGCTTCATACCAATTACGTGGAGCCTTATACATTTTAATAATTTTTTGTCCACCAAGGCGACTACCAAAGCTCATGTGCATTTCTCTAACTCCTCTGTTGATGATTAGACTATATCATCTAGATCGTGACTGGGAAAC